GCATCATGCGTTGGCACAGGTTCAACCGTGTTGACCATTTCGCCATCCGGTGCAACCGAATCCGCAACTAACCCTGAATATGTGCTTACTAATTGCATGCTTGCCAACTTCACGCCAATCAACTCCACAGTGGGCGAATTGGCAACAGTTGAAGCATCATTTACAGGCGGCACCTGGGTACGCGATATCACCGCCCCATAAACAAAGAAAACCAAAATGCAACTCACGCTCAAAGTCACAACAGACGAAACAACCTACGAAGTCAAAACAAATCTTTATGTCATCATTGCCTGGGAACGAAAGTTCAAACAAAAGGCATCCAACCTTGCAACAGGTGTTGGCTTAGAAGATTTAGCATTCATGGCCTTTGAATCATGCAAACTCAATTCAATCTCGGTTCCAGCCGTCTTTGACGATTACATAAAACGGCTAGTGAACATTGAAGTTGTAACGGATGAACCAACAAACCCCACCAACGAGGCACCTACTCCCGTTCACTAGCAGAATTGCTGGTTGAAACGGGGTGGTGGCCTCCACAAATACCATTCGAGATTCAAGACATGAACACCGTGATAGATGTAATAAACAAAGGGCGCAAGAAGTGACTGCGACCGCATCGGTTGAAATTGTTGGTGCCAAAGAAGCCATTAAGGCATTGGGCAAAATTGACAAAGACCTGCGAAAGCAATTCAACAATGACGCTAAGCAAATAGCGCAACCGTTGGTTTCATTAGCCGCATCGCGTTATCCGGACACACCTTTATCAGGCATGAACCGCAACTGGACACAAGGCAACAAAAAGTTGTTTCCCTATACCAAAACAAAAGCCGTGAAGGGTTTGAAAGTTAAATTTTCAACACGCCGAAACGATGCCAATGTCATTTATGTAACACAATCTGATCCTGGGGCCGTGGTGCTCGAGGTTGCCGGGCGTGGCAAGTCAACGCTTTTATCTGAAAACCTTGCCGCGCGTACAAGTCGCATTTTGTGGCCATCGGCCGAACAATCCCTGCCAGCCATCCAGGCTGAACTAAGGGCGCTAGTGTTGCGCGTAATTGCAACCGTAAATGAAGGGCTTAAATAATGGCTGTCAACATTCCCATCATCAGCGAATTTGATGGCACCGGCATTTCCAAGGCCATTAAAGAATTTAAGCAATTAGAAACCAACGGGCAGAAAGCCCAATTTGCAATCAAAAAAGCAGCGGTTCCTGCCGGGCTTGCCATTGCCGGTTTAGGCGTTGCATTGTTTGACGCGGCAAAAGGTGCCATTGAAGATGACGCGGCCCAACAACTATTGGCCGCAACAATCCAAAAAACCACTGGTGCCACCGATGCACAAATTAAGGCCAATGAGGATTGGATAAGCACCCAAGGCAAATTGCTAGGAATAACGGATGACGAATTGCGCCCCGTTATGGGCAGACTGGTCAAGGCAACCGGGGATGTTACAAAGGCCCAAGAACTTGCCAGCCAGGCTATGGACATTGCGGCAAGTACCGGCAAGCCGTTGGCAACCGTCACCGCAAGTTTGGAAAAGGCTTACGGCGGGAACCTTACGGCCCTAGCAAAGTTGGCACCCGAATATCGTCAGATGATTAAAGACGGGGCCACTTTTGAAGAGGTCATGGCCGCCATCGGAAAGACCACGGGCGGCGCGGCCACAACCGCTGCGGAATCGGCACAGGGACAATTCAAACGGTTAGGCGTGGCACTAGCTGAAACCAAAGAATCAATTGGGGCGGCCTTGCTTCCAGCAATTGAGGCCGTGTTGCCATTCCTAACCGCAATGGGCGCTTGGGCTTCTGAACATTCAACTGTATTCCTTGTTATTGCCGGGGTTGTTGGTGGCCTTGCTTTAGCAATCGTTGGTGTCAATGCGGCAATGACAATTTGGACAGCAACCACAAAAGCATTTGCGGCGGTTCAGGTTGCTTTCAACGCCGTCATGGCCGCCAACCCTGTTGTTCTATTGGCTGTTGCCATTGCGGCCTTAGTTGTTGGCTTAGTCATTGCTTACAAAAAATTTGATAAATTCCGCGAGATTGTTGACACCGTATTTGGTGCAATCAAAACAGGAATCAAAGGCGGCATGGATGCCATCACCACCTATCTAACTTTTGTCATGGGCATATATAAAGCAATTTTTAATGGCATCGCCACGCTATGGAACAACACGATTGGCAAATTGTCATTCAGCGTTCCATCATGGGTTCCAGGCTTAGGTGGAAAGGGATTTGATGTTCCAAATATCCCAATGCTTGCTAATGGTGGAATTGTCACTTCCCCAACGCTTGCTTTAATCGGTGAAGGGAATGGGCCTGAGGCTGTTATCCCTTTGAACCGAATGGGTGATTTTGGAATGGGCGGCGGAATGAACATCACGGTTCAGGCTGGTTTGGTTTCAACACCTGATCAAATAGGGCAACAAATTATTGAAGCAATCCAACGCGCCCAACGGCGTAGTGGTCAAGTGTTCGCCGCCGCATGAGTACGCCAACTATCCAGGTCATGGTGGGCTTTCAATCCACCACAGGGTTTGGTACCCCATTTCAATTAAACGATGCGTTCTATGGCGTTCTAAACACCGCTGGCAGGGGAACCTTGGGTGGTGTGACCATGGTTGACTTAACCAGTTTGGTTGAATCGGTAAACATCACGCGCGGAAGGTCACGCCAACTAGACCAATTCAACGCCGGCACCGCCACCATTGCTTTTGACAACGCCAGCCAAATCCTTAACCCTTCAAACACGGCCAGTCCCTACTACCCATTTGTGTTGCCCCGTTGCCCGGTTCAAGTACTTGCTAACGGAATACCTATCTACACAGGTTTGGTAACGGATTGGAACCTTGATTACGACATCAGCAATCAGGACATGATGTACGCATCCTGCGCGGACAATTTTACGGTTTTAGCAAATCAAAATTTGACTGCAGTTACTCCATCAGCCCAAGCAAGCGGAACCCGAATCAATACGGTTTTGAGCTACTCGGAAGTCAACTATCAAGGCGCAAGGGCCATAGACACAGGAAGTTCAACACTTGGGGCCTACGCCATTGCCCAGGACACAAATGTTTTGAATTATTTGCAACAGGTCAACACTTCAGAACAGGGCTATTTGTTTATGTCCGCAAATGGCACGCTTACATTTAAGGGCCGCTCGAGCGTTTTGAACCCTGTAGCCGGTGCAACCTTTAACACCAATGGAACAGGATTGCCATATCAAACCCTCATCAACCAATATGGCGATGAATTGCTTTATAACAACATTTCAACACAATCACCTGCCGGGGCCGTTCAAAATACAACCAATGCCCAAAGCATTGCCCTCTATCAATCACAAACATACCAATTGCTTGATTTGCTAAACAGCACTACTACCGAAGTTGCAGGGCTAGGTAATTATTTGTTGGGCAAATATCAAAATCCCGTTTTGCGTTTCACGGGCCTTTCAACACAAATGGCCGCCCTTTCACTAGCGAACCAAAACATATGTTTGAACCTTGACCTGACCAGCATTTGTAGCGTAATAAAAAACTTTGTCATTGGTACTCCAAGCACCGAAACACAAACATTGATTGTTTCGGGCATCAGTCACAACATCACACCCGGTTCACACATTATTTCGTACACTTTTGAAAGCACCGATGGCAACCAATACTTCACGCTGGATGACGCAATTTTTGGAACATTAACCACCACCAACCTTTTAAGTTTCTAGAAAGGAAACAAAACATGGCAGACCAAACATTTACTTCAGGGCAAATCCTCACGGCAGCCCAAATGTCAACCCTTCAAGCAAACGCAGGCACAATCCCGATGACGCCAACCTCTTCAACAGGTGGCACTATTTCGGCAAATAAAGTCAGTTTTTCAGCGCAATCTTCCGTTTTGATAAATGGGTGTTTTACAAGTGCATACACCAACTACCGACTTGTCGGCCGTCTTTACACTTCAGCCTCAGATTGTTTTTTTCGTTTTGCAACAGGCGGAACAGTAACCACAGGAAGCGATTACAATTATCAACTCCTTGAGATTGTCGGCGGAACTGTTGCGGCATCACGAACTCAAAACAGCGCTAATCATGTCATTACCTCAAACTCAAACGGTGCCAATTACATGACTTTCACAGTTGATGTATTCAGTCCGCAAGTGGCAACACAATCACAATTGCAAATTCAACACATGCGTTCAGACACTAACTATCAAAATGTTTCGGTTTTTAGCATTTACGGCAACAACGCACAAGCGACATCGTTTGACGGTTTCCGTCTGGCCCCAGGTAGCGGAACCATTACAGGCGAAATTTACATTTACGGTTTACGATGAAAAAAAGCCTAATTTTATTAGTGTTTTTGACATTACTCTCGGCATGTTCTGATCGTGAAAGATTGAATTGCCCACCAACTAAGAACAAAGCGTTGCGCGGCGTAACCGAAACAATCCAACCAACAACAACACCACCCCAATATGGGACTGGCGGAAAGTGCTTATGAAAATGCGACCACGACACACAAACGAAGAAATTAAAGCCAGGCTAATTTTGATTGTTGGCCTTGCAATTTCGGTTGCATTCGTTGGAACCGTCTTTTCATTGCTGTTCGGCCTTCTGTTTGTAACGCAACCGCTCGAGGTTTCGCCCAATGACAATGAGGCGTGGGCCGTGTTAAGCCCGTTAACCCTCACAATGTCCGGGGTGCTGGCAGGCCTGTTGGCATCAAATGGCCTCAAAAATTCTTCCAAAGAAAAAGATAAATCCGATGAGTAAATACACTGGAACATCCGATGGGGTGGCAACCGCCAAACGACCAGGCACCGAACGGTTTGTAATTTTGTGCAACAAACGCTGGCAATTCAAAAACCTTGGAACATGGGTTGTCCGCGACATCAAAGGCAAGCCCGGCACCCTTTCGGTACATGCCACGGCCAGGGCGTTAGATACTTCCTATGGGGCCAACAAAGCCGCAGGCAAGGAAGCCATCCTTTGGTTTGTTGAACACGCCGCCACCCTGGGCCTAGAAGAGGTGCATGACTATTCCGGCATCACCAAAAAAGGCTGTGAAACATGGGGGCGCGGATGGAGAATTGGGCGCGGATGGAAAGACTGGTCAGCCGATGACAACGGTGGTTCCCAAAAGGCCACCTGGATTCATGTTGAACTCGCGCCAAAA